TAGGCATTGGCCCCCCCGAGAACGATCTGAGCGTTACCGCCACGACGGCGCACTATCTTGCCGATCGCCTCGATCAGGGTGTCGCCGTCGATCCGGATCGACACGGTGGCGTACTCGTCGCCCCCGGATCGGCCGGCCGGACTCACCGTCTCACCGGCGAGCGCCATGATCGGCACCTCCGTACCGGGGATGCCCGGCACCTTGCCGCCGGTGTGGAACTTCGGCAGGCGCGGTGCTGAGATCGTGTTCCCGCCGACGCCGGGCACCCAACCGGGCACGGTCCAGGACAGTTGCCCGATCGTGTTGTTCCACGCGTCGGAGATCGCGTTGAATCCGGCCTTGAACGGGGCGGAGATCCGGCGCCCGATGTTGCCGAACGCGTCGGCGATCTTGCCGGGCAGGGTCTTCATCCAATTCCAGGCGCCCTGGGCCTTTTCCTTGATCCAGTCCCATGCTTTGCCGGCCGCCGCCTTGACCTTGTCCCAGTTCTTCACCAGGAGCACGATCACGGCGATCAGGGCGACGATCCCGAGGATGATCCAGGTGATCGGCGACGCGAACAGGGCACTGTTCCAGAGCCACTGAGCGGCCGTCACCAGCGAGAAGATCCCCACCAGCGCGGTCAGGATGGGTGACACGATGTTGAGCACGTCGGCGAACTTCTGGAGGTCCGGCGGGTTGGCCTCGTGCATCGCGTCGTTGAGGTCGACTTGAGCGGTCTTCCCGTCGATCTGTGCTTGCGCCACGTCGCGTTGCGCCTGCTCCTGATCTTCGAGCGCCTGCTTCACGTCGATCCCGGCCTGCTTCAGGTGGATCTGAGCCTGCGCCGCCTCGTCGCTGCCCTTGCCGTGCTCGCGCACGGCCTTGTTGTACTCCTCAAGCGCGGTCGTCTCGTCGAGCCGGGCTTGCGTCTCGTCGAGCACGGCCTGTTCGCTGTCGATCGAGGCCTGTTTGGCGTCGCGGGTGGCTTGCGCCATGTCCTCGGTGGCCTGCATCACGTCGACGTTGGCGCGTGCCAGCTTGGCAGCGCTCGCGCGTTCGTAGTCCATCGCGTCGGCCAGCCCTTGCGCACCGCCCGCCATCGAGTCGAGTGCGTCAGTGGCACCCGTGGTGGCCGAACCGAGCGCCCCCATGCGCTGCTCCATGCGCGATGCTTCCTGGCCTGCCGTCGCGTAGTCGGCAGCGGCACGACGCGCGGCGTCGGCAGTGTCGTCGGTGGCGCGCGTGGCCACCCTGGCCGCGGCCTGAAGCTTCGCCGCGTCCCCGGCGAACTCCAGCGTCATCGTATTAGACATGCCGATTGCCTCCAAAGTCTGGCGCGGCTAGTATGGAGGTATGAAGCGATGCGACACACACGACACCGACAAAGTCCAGCGGATTCGGGACGGCAAAAAGTCGGGGTGGTACTGCCGGGAGTGCGCCAATGAGCGAGCCAAGGCCTACCGCGTCAGCTCCCCCGACGCCTACACGAGCAACAGGCTCTGGACGTGCTACCGGATCCGTCTCGCAGACTTCCGCCGAATGCTCGACGAACAGGGCGGAGCGTGCAAGGTGTGCCGCGAGATCCCCGCATCGGACGGAAGCGGTTTCGGCGGGAGTGGCCTCGTGATCGACCATGATCACACGTGCTGCCCCAGTCAGCGACGGACGGGCGCAGGCGGGGGGCAGATCTGCGGTAAGTGCGTGCGCGGCCTCCTTTGTCAGCAGTGCAACGTCGCCCTCGGCATGGTGAACGACGACGCCCAGCGGCTCCGCGCACTGGCTGAGTACGTCGAGGCGCATCAGTCGATCTCCAATCCGGCGCCGGACACGACGGCTTCGATGCCGTCCTGAAGCATCTCTTCGATATCCGGGCGAATCCGGCGCAGCGTCGGGTAGATGTACCGGCCTTCCTTTTGGAACGGGCGCGGCGCGGGCCGACCGGCAACCCTGCCTTGCCCACCAAATTCAAGCCAGGGGAAGTACGGAGCGCGCTTACCGCCCACGGCCACCCGCGCGCTCGTGCGGGTGGAGCGCGCCTTCATCGAGGCGCGCGCCGCACCGGTGACGGACGGGACCGTCGGCTTCGCCTTGTCGACGAGCGTGTTCGCGGCCTCGTTGAAGGTGAGGCGCAGCTGCTTCGGCGCTTCACTGCTGATCGCGCGGAGCCCCTTGTTCAGGGCTGCCAGCCCGCCGATCTGCACCTTGGCGTCCATGTCACCTCGCCCTCTCCGCAGCCAGTTCCCGTTCTTGCGCTCGCCGCATGTAGAACACGCGCCAGTGGTTCCATTCCGCCGACGACATTTCCCGGCGCATTCTTTCTACCGATCCCCACCCGAGTTTCAGGCAGAGCTGATAGTCGAACTCGTCGTCAGGATTCGTCTCGAACTTCTCGTAGATCGCTTTTGTCGGCGCCCTCACCGAAGCCGGATAGCTCCATGATCTCGCGGTCTACCCGGTGGAAGTCCACGTTGCCACCCGGAGACTTCTGCCAGGCCTCTACCTGCCCCTCGGACAGCTTCGGCTCGACCATCCCGAAGTGCACGATCAGCGCTTCGAAGACGCCGGGGTCCAGGCTGCCGCCGGTCGCGTTGGCGGTCTTCCCGGCGAGCATGTATTCATAGCGCGAGAGCCCGCGGACACGCACCTTGCGACCGTTCGTCAGCGTCACCTCTTTCGAGGCTTCGGCGCCGGAAGTCAGGTCCTCGAAACTGGCGTATTCAGTCACGACGGATTCCTTTCTGGTTGATTCGATCAGGACTGGTCGGTGCTGTCCCACTCGTCGGACGGCTCGGTCTCCAGCGACCAGAGCCGGTAGCCGGCCACCGGTGCGGTCTCGACGTACTTCGTGATGACGGCCTCGAACTCGTCCTGCGGCAGGCCGGTCCCGGTGCCCTCCGGCCGGTACTGCACCGTGACCTTCGTGCCGACCAGCGGCTTCAGGACGGCGCGCGGGCCGGTAGCCCCGTCGTCGTACTTGCCGGAGCAGGCGAACGCGCCATCGAGCAGCGTCGGGTCCTTGACGACGGCGTTCTTGCCGTAGGTCGTGTTGTCCTCGGTGCCGCTGGACTGCTCGACGTTGGAGTCCGTACAGAACGTGCTGATGTCGTTGCCGTCAACGATGATGACGGTGTGCTTGCTGTGCTTGCGAGCCATGACTGACCTCCTATCAGGCCGAGGTGCCGATGATGACGATGTCGTACGTGACCGCGGTCCCGGACGACGAGTTGGCCACGGTGAGCAGGTCACCGGTACCCGCCGTTACCGTGACGGAGCCGTCCGCCGGGGACACCCAGGCGAACGCGCCACCGGGCGGAACGTCCAGCCCATCGGACGCGGCCAGGAACAGCGGCACCCCGTTGGATGCCGGCCGAGTGACCCGGACGCTGTTCGTGTTGCCGGACGCGGCGGTGATGACGACCGCGCGGATCTCGACGAACGTCAGCGTCTCGCCGAACTCGTTGGTCAGCGATCCGGCCAGGTCCAGGCTCTCGCTGGCCGACGCTGCCAGGGTGCGCTGATCGTGGAACATGCGGTCCGCGCTGTTCGCGCCGGTGCCGTTCGCGAGTTCGACCTTGGCCTTCTTCTGGAACGCGTCGGTAGCCGTCCCCAGATCCAGGACGTTCTTGTAGAGCGCGTCCACCTGCACGACGACGCTCGACTTCAGGTTGGTTGCCACTAGTTCCCTCCGGGGCCTACGACGGTTGCCTTGAACAAGGCGCAGATCAGTTCCACGCCAGCGATGGTGACCACCTCGACTTCGGCCACGCTCACATGCACGTCGTCGCATGAGGTCCAGACGTGCGATTCCATGACCCGTTTCACCGAGCGCGGCCCGTCTCCGGCCGTCCACTCCGAGAGCAGGTCTCGCGAGGATCGGGCGGTGGGCTCACCGGCGACGACGATGAACGGGAGGTCGGTGAACTTGTCCTCACCGCGCCCGTACGTCTCGTCGTAGTCGATCGACGCCGGGTAGGAGACGGCGGCGGCCGGCGGGGACAGCGAGTCGGCCGGGTACGCCTCGACGCGGAGCCCGGTGATCTGCGAGAGGACGGACGCGATCTCGTCCATGACGTCGCCCAGCCTCACGCCGCCCACCACTTCCGCACGTA